CACCTGGAGAAGTAGTTACTAATGAATATCTTAGAAATAGTGCTTTTACAACTTATTCTTTAGATGCTAATAATTTATCAATAACATATGAAACACCGTTTATTAATTCGGCTGAGTGGTATAATACTTGGTTTTCCAAGGCTCTATCGCAAGAAACTAGTAGAAAACCAGGTTGTTTTGTAATAAATGTATTACAGCGATTACAACAACCTGAAAATGTTAATAGTACGATTACTATGAATATATATATGGCTGTGGGTCAGGATTTGAATGTTCGAATCTAACACAGCCCGCTTTAGTTGAGCCTGATGATGCAGCAGTACCACCAGCAAATCCTAGATTGTTGTTAACACCTTTACAATTTGGTCAAAGGTATTTTAGTAGACCCATTGATACGGATATAGGATGGGGAGAATTAGCACCATATATGTTATGGATAGGGTCAAATTGGATGACCTGGAGTTCTGTGTATCCAAATAATTCTTTTATTGTTAGGAGTGTGCCTATAGCGTTGATTAATAATGGAGGCACTTTTTATCCCAGGGAATATTGGTTAGTTTTGAAGCAGGGTGAAAACTTAGTTATGTATGATATTGCCCAAGATGTGGTATCAAGATCTTTAATAGAAAGAACTTTAAATGAATTACCTTATACGGATAGCAATGGGGACCGAGCAGCTTTAGCTGCTCTGGGAGCAGATCGCTTCCAAGGTTATAATGGGGAAGTAGCTAATTCTGCGCCAGATATTATGCAATTTATTATTATTTGGTCTCAGGGTGACACTCCTGAACCAATAGTTGTGGATGCACGACATGAAATGAGCGAGCGAGATCAAGTGCCTAATTTGGTTACTAGTGTTCAACACTATGCAACTAATGGTTGGGGAATGAGCAGTTTTGGAGAAGATTTTGGAAATGTTAAAGATTTATTGCGACGACCTATTCATTGTGAGGATTTTGTTTATACGGATAATGCTAATAATAAATATCCTAATGCTTTATTTAAATTAAAAGTAACACCAGTGCCCCCAAGACCGG